GCCCCCGAAATGCGGCGTGTTGTGGTCGCAGTAGACCCCAGCGGCACAGGCGGGGCAGACGATAGCGGCGACGATATTGGCATTGTGGTTGCTGGCCTTGGGATCGACGGGCGGGGATACGTTCTTGCAGACTGGACATGCAAGTTATCGCCGGACGGTTGGGGCAGGCGGGCAGTCGCGGCCTATCACGAGTTCAGGGCTGACAGGATCGTGGCCGAGCGCAACTTTGGCGGGGCTATGGTTGAGCACGTCATACGCACCGTTGACCGCAGCATAAGCTACAAAGAGGTCACGGCAAGCCGCGGTAAGGTCGCACGAGCGGAGCCTATTGCTGCGCTATATGAGCAAGGCCGCGTGTCTCACATCGGCGGATTGCCAGATGTTGAGGACCAGATGTGCCTGATCGGGCCGGATGGCTACATTGGCGAGGGTTCGCCGGACAGGGCAGACGCGCTGGTTTGGGCGCTGACTGAATTGATGATGCGCGACAGCGGCGGAATAATGGGGACGATCTAAATGCAATTTTCCCAAATCACCGACGGGTTGCGCAATGTCATTGCCAATCTCGGAACCGGGCGCGACAAGGCCAGCCATTCGGTCTACGTCGATCCGGCTATTGATGATGCGCAGCTTGCCATGATGTACCGTGGCAGCGCGATTGCCCGCAAGATTGTGGACATGCCTGCTCAGGACAGTTTCCGCGAGTGGCGTGAATGGCAGGCAGACGCCACGCAGATCAGCGCGCTGGAGGCCGAGGAAAAGCGTCTGGGGCTGCAAGGAAAGCTGGTGCAGGCAAAGACACGGGCGCGGCTCTTTGGCGGTGCCGTGGTCTACATCGGCACCGGCGACACAGATGCGGCCAAGCCGCTGATTGCAGACCGCATTCGGCAGGGCGGTATCAAGTATTTGACGGTCATCAGCCGAAACCGCATCAACGCGGGGCCGATCCAGAACGATCCGCGACTGGATGGCTACGGCGACCCTTCGCATTACTCGATCAACGGCGAGGTGATCCATCCTAGCCGCGTGGTGGCGTTCAAGGGCGAAGAACTGCCCGATGATCTATACGCAGGCGCAAACATCGGGTGGGGCGACAGCAGCCTGACATCGTGCCTGTCCGACATCCGCAACCTCGACGCGACAATCGCCAACGTGTCCTCATTGGTGTTTGAGGCGAAGATTGACGTTCTGGGCATCAAGAACTTCAACGAGGATCTTCGCGCGCACGGCGTTGAGTATGAATCGCTGGTAAAATCCAAGCTGGCCCTGACGGCGATGGGCAAGGGTATCAACGGCATGTTCATCAAGGACGCTGATGACACCTACGAGCAAAAGAGCGCCAGCTTCGCCACGTTGCCGGATATAATTGACCGCTTTATGCAAATGACCAGCGCGGCATCGGGCATTCCTATGACGTTGCTGTTCGGCACATCGCCAAGCGGGCTAAACGGGTCCGGCGATGTGAATATCCGTGGCTATTATGACCGCGTGAAGGTGATTCAGACGCTCGAAAACCAGCCCGAAATGCAGGTGCTTGATGAATGCCTGATACGGTCGGCATTGGGCAACCGTCCGGCGGATATCTACTATAATTGGCGTCCATTGTGGCAACCGACCACGGCTGAAAAAGCGGCGACAGGAAAGACCATCGCCGAGACGTTCATGATCGCATCGCAGATCGGGGATATTCCAGAGGAGGCGCTGGCTAATTCGCTGATCAATGCGCTGACCGAAAGTGGCATCGCGCCGGGGCTTGAGGCTGATTACGCAGATTATTTCAACGCGCAGGGCGATGATGACGATCTGCCGGATGATCCACCCACAGACGAGGTGACAGAATGACCACCCACAACTTCACAGACGCCATGCCCGTGACCGGCAAGATCCGGACCACAGACGATGGTGCAGTGGTCACGGCCCGAGTGGCGCGCGCTGGCAACATACAGACATACCTTGGCAGCGAAATGGGCTTTGTTGACCGCGAGACGATCCGCGTCTACCGCCCCGAGGCCGAGGTGTTTTCAGCAGACGCGATCAACAGCTATGCCCGCAAGCCGATCACGATCAACCACCCGGCGGGCGGGGTCACTGCCGATAGCTGGCGTGACCTGGCCGTGGGTGAAATTGACCCGGTAGGCATCATGCGCGATGGCGAGTTCGTCACTGTGCCGCTGATCTTTCGAGACGCTGCGGCAATCGCGCTGATCCAATCCGCAGACGGCCCCAAGGAGTTGTCCATGGGCTACGCGGCACAGATCGAAATGCAGGACGGGGTGACGCCTGAGGGCGAAGCCTACGACGCTGTAATGTCAGAATTCCGCATGAACCATGTGGCTGTCGTTCCGCTCGCACGCGGCGGCAACGAATTGCGCATCGGAGACGGTGCAAATGCGAAGTGGGGCGCTTCCCCATATTACCGAAAGGACGCGATCATGGCAAATGACGCCAACACGCGCACGGTTCTGATTGACGGCCTTTCCGTTGTCACAACCGACGCTGGTGCGCAGGCACTCGAAAAACTCCAAGGGCAAATTGCAGACGCAGCCAAGGCCGCAACGGCCAAGGACGCGGCTCACGCTGCTGAAATCTCCGCCAAGGATGCCGAACTGGCAAAGGCCAATGCCGCCAAGGACGCAGCCGAGGCCAAGGTGCTTTCCGATGCTGATATCGACAAGCGCGTTGCTGATCGCTCCGATCTAGTAGGCGCCGCAAAGGCGATCCATGCCGATGTGAAAACAGATGGCCTGTCCGATGCAGCAATCCGCAAGGCTGTCGTGGTCGCCAAGCTGGGCGATGCCATGGCTGACAAGTCGGAAGCCTACATCGACGCGCGCTTTGACATCCTGTCAGAGGACGCAGGCAAGGGCGACAAGATCGCGGATGCGATCAAGAACGCCCCCGCCATCACCGACCTGAACGCAGCCTATGCCGCGCGCAACGCTTCGTTGCAGGACGCATGGAAATCCACCGCAAAGAAGGAGGCATAAATCATGCCAGTTCAAGATTTTATCGGGACGTATGACGCCCAAATGCCTGTCGGCTATGCGGGTATGATCGCCGAAAGCCAGATCGTTCGCGATGTGGCGTCCAAGGTGGTCGAAACCGCTGACGTTGCCTTCGGGCTGGCCGTTGGCGTCGGATCTGTTGACAACTCCGTCAAGCTGGCCGGTGGCGGCTACATCGGCGTCACGGTCGCGGACAAGACCCGTGAAGCGGACGAATATGCCGTTGGCGAGGTCGCTGGCGTCATGCGCAAAGGCACGATCTGGATCATCGCAGACGGTGCCGTGACCGACGCGTCTGTCGTGACCTACACCGAAGCGACTGGCCGTATTGGCGCGAATGCCGTTGCGGCTGGCGTTGTCGCAATCCCCGGCGCGAAATTCGAGACAACCGCCGCTGACGGCGCGCTCGTTCGCGTTTATCTGGGCTAAGGAGGCCTATTACCATGCCAACACAAATCATGGACATGCAGGCCGCTCTTGGCTTTGTCGTGTCACAGCGTTCGCACATCGAAACCGAAGTGCTGCGCAAGCCGTATCCTGAGATCAAGTATCCCCGGATGATCCCTATCGACACCAGCGCAAACCCGTTTGCCGCATCTGTCACGCACTTCTCGCAGGACAGCGTAGGTAAGGCGAAATTCGTCAACGGTAAGGGCGATGACATCCCGCTGGTCAACATCCTGCGTCAGAAGTTCGAGCAGGGCGTCAACATGGCGGGCATCGGCTATTCGTTCTCCCTTGAGGAGATCGGTGCCGCGCAACAGCTTGGGCAGGCGCTGCAAAGCGATGGCGCAGACGCCGCGCGTATGGCTTATGAGCAGCTCGTCGATGAGGTCGCATTCTTGGGTGACACCCAACTGGGCATTCAGGGACTGTACAACATGACGGGCATCACATCGGCAGCCGCCGGTGCGACGTTCGCCGCGTCCACGCCAGACGAGATCCTCGGCATCATCAACACCGCGCTGACCGGCATCGAAACCACCACCAAGGGCATCGAAGTCGCAAACACCATCGTTCTGCCGCTCAAAGTGGCCGGTACAATGGAGCGGCGCTTGGGCGATACGGGCGATACCGTTCTGGACTTCGTGGCGCGGGCCAACCGCTATTCACGCCAGAGCGGCCAGACCCTCAACATCGAGTTCGACTACCGCCTTGATGCACTGAACAAGATGCTGGTCTATCGCCGTGATCCGGCTGTTCTGAAGATGCATATGCCAATGCCACTCCAGTTCATCGCCCCTCAGGCGGTGAACCTTGAGATCAAAGTCCTTGGAATGTTCCGCTTCGCACCAGTGAATATCCGCCGCCCCGGCGCCGTGCGTTACATCACGGGCGTGTCGGCATAATGGCTTCTTACGTCAACCAGTCGGGCGGGATGCTGATCCTGCCCGATGGCACCGAGATCAAGGCAGGCGATAGCGCCGACATCTCGGCAGACTTGGCGAAGAACGTGGCGATTAAGCAATGGATTGCGGGCGGCTTTCTGGTCACGTCAAAGGCCAAAGCCGACACCAAAGACAAGTGATTTTTGAAGCGGGGCGGCACGTTCGCCCCGTCACAAAACTGACTGGAGACAACACATGACGCCAACCATGGGAAGCTGGATAGCCTACGCCGCCGCCGCTGGTGTTGTCATTGCCGATGACGCAGATAGCGCCGCCGCACTGGTGCGAGCGGGCCGCTATATCCAGCGCGAGTTCCTTGCCAGCCGCGAATATGCGGGCATCCCTGAGACCATCGCAGAGCAAGCGACATACGAGGCCGCAGCTCTGGAGTTGGAAACGCCGGGGTTCTGGTCGCGGACATTCACGCCGGACCAGCAGAAGGTGCTGACCAAGGTGGACACAATCCAATGGACCGTGATCGGCAATGCCAGTGGAGCGACGGGTGCAACGCCTGTCAGCACCGCGATTGATGCGATGATGCGGCCCTATCGGTTCAAGCAGTTCGGGGCGTTTGTGGTATGATCGCCGGAGACGAAATCGCCGCCGAGGTACGCGCCGCGATGATTGAAGTGGGCAACGCGACAGGCAACGGCCCGCTCTACTGCACGATCAAGCGCAGCGCCCCGCGCACAGATCCTGATGATCTCGTGACGCCCCCGCAACTGATCGAGTTCGTGGCCATGCAGGGCAAGCGCCATATCCGCGACCGCGACGGAACACTGACCGGCGTCACAAAGACCACGCTGACAATCGGCGGTGGTGTTGTGGTGCCGAGCAAGGCGGATTACATTGTGATCGGAACGCGCGCCGATGATGTGACAAGCCAGACGCGGTTTGAGCAGGTGGAGGACGTGGAAACGCTGGCACCGGCTGGCGTGGCGTTGATGTACATGGTGATTTTGAATGACTGAAAAAAAGCTGACACCCGACGAACTGGCCTGTGCGGTCAAAGACATGATCGAGGCGAACGGCGATTGCCTGACAGGGCTTTCTTTTGACACCCGTGATGGGGGTCACGATTACAGGACGATCACAGCACCAGACATGGCGACAGGAGTGGCAAAGGCATTCTTTGACCGCTAGCCCGCCCACAGCGTCAATCACGGCCCACGAAATAGCGTCACTGGCGCACTTCTCGCACAGATGGCTGGTGCAGTCGCATCTGGACGCCGGACGCACCGCAGATGCGCATTGGGCAATGCACATGATTGCGCCGGATGTGTTTGCGGAATATGATCGACAGATAGAAGCGGCGTTTCTGCTGGGCTATGTGATGG